GCGGGCGTTGCGACCATCCTGTTTATATCTGGAACCGTGTGTGTCGTTGCGGGGAATGTAACGTGAGTTCTAATCAGCAGCTATTGTTGGGTGAAGGGGCTGGGAGTGCTCCAGCAGTCTTTATTGAGGACGTGTTCTCGACTTACTTGTATGCGTCAACCAGCGGAACCGACAACCAAGTAGTAAACGGGATTGATCTTTCTACCAAAAGCGGATTGGTCTGGAGTAAAAGCAGAACAAGAGCGTCTACAAATCACTACTTGATAGATACCGTTCGCGGGAGTTCCTCAGGGAATACCAATGCGTTAGTTTCAAACACAACAGCAGCGCAATCTAGTGGCCCAAATTTAGATTATTTAGTTTTCAACAGTAACGGGTATACCGCTAAAGCTGTTGTTGGCGGCGGTGAGCTTGGAACCAATACATACTATGGCGATCTTGTCTCATGGACATTCCGCAAGCAGCCGAAGTTCTTTGATGTTGTGACGTATACTGGTGATGGTGTTGCGGGTCGCACTGTGGCGCACAATCTTGGTTCAGTTCCGGGGTGCTTTATTGTAAAATGTACAAGCAATGCCTCTACAGAATGGTTCGTTTATCATCGCAGCTTAACTTCCGCAAACTATCACCTTCGACTCAGTGAAACTAACGCTGAAATTTCACTGACAGCCGCGTGGAATGACACTTCGCCTACGTCTTCTGTATTTACTTTAGGCACTGATGATCGAGTAAACGGCTCTGGTCGCACCTACGTCGCCTACCTATTCGCCCATGACGCAGGCGGCTTTGGTCTGGCTGGTACGGACAATGTGATTTCGTGTGGGTCTTATACAGGCACTGGTGCGGTTGGCAACACGATTACGGTGGGCTACGAGCCTCAATGGGTGATGATCAAAGCGTCATCTGGCACAAGTGCAGCATATCAAGATTGGTACATTTACGACAATATGCGGGGGATGCCCGTTGGCACTGCAATTGATGACCAGCGACTTATGGCAAACCTGTCAAGCGCCGAAGCAAGTTATCCTGAGATTGGACCAACAGCCACAGGGTTTGTCTGTGAAGCTACGGGCGCTCGTTTGAATGAAAGCGGAACTACCTACATCTACATAGCCATACGCCGTGGCCCGATGAAAGTGCCTACAGTGGGGACGAGTGTGTTTGCGCCAATTACTTACACTGGAGATGGAGCAGCAAGCCGCAGCATAACAGGGTCGGGGTTTCCCCCAGATTTAAGTATTACAAAGGTACGCAACCAGAATAATAGAAACCTGTGGTTTGATAGATTGCGCGGGCGATATGTGTTGCTAAACAGCACCGGCACTGACGCTGAATTTAGTGACACCTCCACTTTAAGTTCATTTGATATGAATGGAATAAGTATGGGGGATACGGGCACAACCACCTTTGACATGAACTACGCCAGCTCTACTTATGTCGATTGGATGTTTCGCCGCGCCCCCGGCTTCTTGGATGTGGTTTGCTACCGAGGCGCAGGATCAACGCAAGACCTGAAGCACAATCTTGGCGTGCCTCCTGAGCTTTTGATTTTCAAAGATCGCAGCAATTCAAGCAACTGGGATACTTACTATCCCGTGCCGGGCCAAAGCTACTTCTATGACATGAAGTTGAACACGCTGGCGACACCAACCAACCGTGATTATTCCAACTCGGTTTCTCGTATGCGGGCCGCGCCAGACGCAACCACGATTTACTTAAACACATCCAACTTCCCTAACAACGCAAGCAACCTAGTCTGTTATTTGTTTGCCACTTGTCCGGGTGTCAGCAAAGTTGGAATCGTTGAAGCAACAGGGTCTTTACAAACAGTGAATTGCGGGTTCACGTCTGGTGCGCGTTTTGTGATGATTAAGTCAATTACGGACTCTAGCAATTCCGCTTATGGCTGGCGTGTATACGACTCTGCGAGGGGGATTACTTCTGGTAACGACCCTGTTTTGTACCTCAACAGTACGGACGCAGAAACCAACACACAGAACTCAATCGGCGTTGTCTCAAGTGGTTTTCAGATCACAGGCAGCGATCCGTATTTGAGCAGTGGCAGCTTCATCTTCTTGGCAATCGCATAAGGAACAATCATGACTGACAAAGAAAAACTGGAAGCGTTGCTCACAGAGTTTGGCGTTCCCTTTAACGACACTGTAGATTCCGTCACAATTGAACAAGGGTATGTCGGTTTTTACACTCAGTTTGATTTTGACGATAACGGCAAATTTCAACACGTTGGCGCATACGAATAAGGACTAACATGACACAAGTACGAATCAGAACAACAGGTGCAGTGATGTACGAGGCAGAACTGCGTAGCTACCTCAAAGCCAACGATGGCCCTTCATACGACCAACTAACGCCAGAGGTCATGGAGGCCATTGGTGTTGATCCTGTCTTTGAAGGCCCACAGGCAACAGGTGGTACGGTCTACCAATACAGCCAAGCTGCTGGTGTAGAGCAGATTGAAGGCAATTGGTACACCAAGTACATCCTTGGCCCTGTCTTTACAGATACCGAGGAAGCTACTGCTGCTGAACAAGAGGCCGCTTACAAAGCCATGAAGGATGCTGAACAGGCTGCATCTGTTCGCACCCAACGTGGTGAGAAGCTGAAGGACAGCGATTGGACTCAGGTAGCTGATGCACCAGTAGATCAGACAGCTTGGGCAGCTTATCGTCAAGCACTGCGTGACATCACTGGTCAAGAGGGCTTCCCTTGGACTATCGACTGGCCTGTGGCCCCCTGATCATGAAAGACTGGCTCGTTGCTTTTGTTGCAGCGGCCAGTCTCGTGGCGCTGACTGTTTGGACGGCCCGCGCCGTCCTCTTTGCATTGGGAGTTTGATATGGAAGACCAAGAACTCAAGATGTTCCGGGAGCAAGCTCGGGCTGAACTCAACCGGCTCGAAGCTCAAAGCACAGCCAAAGACGTGGCTGGCAAGGCCATTGGCAAGCACGGCCTGCTGTATATCACCGTGATCATCATCGTGGGTGTAGGCGCTTCCGTGGTGCTGGAGGAATCCAAGATTGCCGCCGTGATTGGTCTGGTATCTGCCGCCCTGACTGCGCTGATTGCCATGATCTCCGGTATTGCTGGCGCATCCGCCAAGCAAGAGAAGCCCGAGTTCGAGGTTATCAAGAACCTGATCGAGAAGCTCGACCGTCTGGACCGCAAAGAGCAACCCATGAAGGTCACCGTCGAAGGCGACAAGGTAACAGTTGCCAAGGGCGACGACCAGATCACCACCTCCAAAGGAGACTGACATGCTGTCTTTAATTTCCACCCTCGGGGGTCTGCTGATCTCCGGCTTGCCAAAGCTGCTGGAATACTTCCAGAACAAAGCCGACCAAGCGCATGAACTGCGTCTTGCGCAGGTGCAGACCGAGCGTGAACTCCAACTGGCCGCTGCTGGCTTCGCTGCCCAAGCCCGTGTCGAGGAAATCCGCACCGAGCAGGTGGCGATGGAGACTGACGCCCGGATGACCGAGGCAGCTCTGGCCCATGATGCCAAGGTGCTTGAGAAGGCGTCTACATGGGTGTCCAGCTACGTGGGCACAGTGCGCCCCACGGTGACCTACATCTTCGTGCTGGAGCTGGTGGCGATCAACGCTTTCATGGCTTGGTACTTGTACCAACAGCCGGGTTTGATCCAGAACATCGACGATGTCATCAAATACTCTGACCTGATCTTCAGCTCTGACGAAATGGCAATGCTGGGCGGTATCGTGGGCTTCTGGTTCGGTAGCCGTGGCTGGAGCAAGAAGTGAAACTGAGCAAAGCCGGGGAAGACTTGATGCACAAGTACGAGGGCTTTCGCTCTCGGCCCTACCTTTGCCCAGCGCATATTCACACGATTGGCTACGGCCACGTCCTGTACCAAGAGCAGATCAGGCTCCCCATGGTTCGGCCACCGGGCAAGACCAAAGCCGACATCCCCATGATTCGCAGCGAGTTTCCGCTGAAGCCGGAGGACAACCGTGTCTGGACGAAAGAAGAGATCAACGAACTATTCCGAGTTGACGTCGCATCTTTTGAACGCGGTGTTCTTGCACTTGTTCCCGG